TCCATATATTTACCATATTAGAATGCTCTCTGGGTTCCTTGTAGCTCCTTGACTTCAATATCATTACCATGAATAATGTCTTCGCCGGGTTCCAAGGAATTAAAAGCCGATACAATCTCGTTAATTTTATCAGGGCCATAAGGCATATCGGGGAGTCCAGCGCTAATATCAAACCTACTAACAGCGTATTTATTGAGAGCAGTTCCGACATCTCGTTCTGCATAGTCTTTAAGGTCAACCAAATAAAGAATTGGATGGATGTCAGAAAGACCATAAGCGTAATCATCGAATGTGTTGTTAAGGAGGTGAATAATTTCATCTTCCTCAAACCTAACATCCTCACTCGGATTATCAATTCTCTGATAGTAATGCATAATCTGGCCATTCTCATCCCTCTGTATATACATGTTCTGTGAAGAACGTAGAACCAAATTGTCACCAGTCCATTCTAGATAGCCAGTACCGAATATTCTTCCGTTCCTCAACCAGCCGTATATAAGCTGGTCTATATTAATTTCAGAAAACATTGCAGTTATAGACTCTTGTAAGGCCTCGTCATCAGTGACAATATCCCAACCGTCCTTACTAGCGTATAAACATGGAAGGTCAATTAGAGTTCGCACTAATGGGTCACTCAAATATGTATCCATATAAGCTCTACCATCGCCTATAGGTTTTTCAAAATCCTTCCCTATTCCATACTTTTGTTGTAAACGAAGACGTTTTATTACACCTTCACCATAAGAGCGAGGTTCGTCCTTCTTATAAGGAGGGTTGCTGCCAACAGTAGCAAAAGTGCGCCTGAAGGGCCAATAATCACGGAGAGCCATTTATAACCACTTAAATATAATGTATTGTTACTATATAAAGGTTTTCCCTAAATACCACGTAATTTGGGTTTATTTATCTTATTTAGACGAGAGCGAGACCTTAAAATACCCATCGGGCCTCGTCTCCCTACATCAGATATATCTCGTTTCCTTTTCTTTTCTACGGATAAAGAAGCGAAAGTTCCTTCTGCTGGAAGCATAGAAAGTGCTGCGTGTATACCAATAACAGAACTATCACAATAATCGTCGTGTTTTGTATCTGGTGCAGAAATTTTTTCAGTTTTATTAGCTATATCCATCACATATTCTAAATCCATATGTTCTCTAAGCCATTTTCTCACTAATTTAGCCTCATTTGGTGGTAAATTGTCAGGATTTGGTAATTTTACTTGTTTTTGTTGTATATATGATACATAATCTCTATATACTTGCGTCTTAGTACCTTTAGGTCCACCTGTAAAGACAAAACCTATAAAATGTATACTATCTGGTATACAAGCTACTCTGAGGTCTTGTTCGATAGCGCCGCCAATTCCCGTAGCGTCCACAATAAGACGATTAGCACAAAAAGTCTTGGAAACGTCAATGATACGCTCACGCTGGTATGGAATATCGTGTCCACCAGTTCTAGGAGTAATTTCTTCAAGATATATGAGCCGTGCAACATTATTTCCATCATGTTTTTCGGTCCTCCACACAGTAATAACAGTGCTATTAACGGATTTACCAATATCCACACCCACGCTAATGTTATGAAGTTCTTCTCCGCTCTCGTGAACTCTATCTCTGGTGAGAAGGTCGTAGTCCTCGAAGCATGCTTTAAGTTTTTCCGGATTGAAGACATTTGATATACTTTCTACAAATTCACATTCATATTCAGTTTTCCAATAAATGGAATCTTCCCCCCATTCCATCATCTTCGTTAACATATCTTCTTCAGTATATGCTGCTTCATATGCTCTACCTTGCACTATAGCATCTTTCCAGTTATAATGTAGCCTCTCAAAGCTTTCCGCGTACGCATCATCATATAAATAACGCCACATATGGTTTTCTTTGCTCTTCGGTGTGCCTAAATTAATAAATGGAGCTCTATTAGCGAGAATACAAGGCTCTACATTATCAACAAACAAACCGTCATCAATTAAAGGACTTTCATCTATAACTAAGAACGTTGGGTGCTGTCCTCGGATAGCTTGTCCTTGATTAGAAGGTGCTAAAGGTGCTCTACGGAGCACAGTACCTCCTTTCATTATTATGCTGGGCTTATTATGGAACCGGTAGTTCTTAATTAAGGAATCTAGGAACGAATTGTCAGCAAAGTGCCTATATACATAGTTGAATATAAGCGCGGCTTGGTCCTCAGAAGGAGCCAGCACGAAAATAAGGTCCCTAAACCTTCTAAAGAACATGTAGACTACAATAGCTACTGAGAGTGCGAATGACTTTCCACTGCCTCGTGGAGCCAATATAGCGAGTTTCCTATGCTTTTCTATATCTTCTTCAGGAAAACATAACGCTTTTGCTATTATATTCTCTTGAAGAGGTCGTAATCTTAAAGGTCTTTGCTGCTGGTCCAATAAATAAGAATCACAGAAGGCTCTCACCAACTGCGTCATCTTCTTAGGGTCGCCTCTTACGCTTTCGAATATCTCTTCAAGCTTCCGACTGTCGTGAGCTGCTGCTCCCGTCAATGCTGTCTTTAGAGTCTTTCCCTCGTTCTTCACTGGTATCGTCATCTAAGTCCCCTAGGAATCCCATAAAGGATTCTGTATTTCTTTCTACTACAGTAGGTATTTCAATATTAAGAGCACGGAACTCAGTGTGAATATCCCTAACAATAGAGTTTCTCTGTCGCAAGAGCTCTGTTCGAGCGTTAACATCCCGAATAGATACAAGAATTTCTTCCCACAACACGTCTTCAAGCGCAAGATTGCGTGCCAACAAGCGTACAAGCTCCATGTGTCTTTCATATTCTGCTTCACCGACTCTTTTCCTGAGTCTCTGTAGGTATTCCTCTACATTCATTTAACGCTGTCTAAGGCACCACGTACTTCAGATTTAACCTTTTTAGCCAAATCGTCGTCATGTTCGTCCCAGAAAGTAAGTATAACATTCTTAAGAACGTCATCTTTTACGTGTTTCTGAGTTGCCTCATCAAGCTTATCGAATGCAGTCCTCTGGGCCTTAGTCAAATGTTTATCTAGAAGTTCCATGATTTGAGTATCGTACTTCTTCAAGAACTTGTTCAGATAAACGAGAACCACGTTTCTTACTACAGGTATTGTATACGCTGCGTAGGCTCCCAATGCAGCCACCAGAACGCCTAAAAGGGCTAATTCGGGGTTGTCTGCAAGACTATCTAGTATTCCAGATTCACTAACTGTTTCCAGTGTTCCATTCGTTGTTGTATTATTTGTCATAATATCTCCATATTTTTTGTGGGACCCAAGTGTTTGCAATCATTGACGCAAATTTGTCTGTGGAGTCTCGTGCGGTACACAAGAGTCCCATTATTGTTATAGCGTCGAGCGCTATATAAGGCTTATGCCTTCTTTGCTGCTTTCTTTTTAGGGGTTGCCTTTTTCTTAGGTTTCTTTGCGGGTTTTTCCTCTTTAGGTTCTTCCGCAGGGGCCTCTTCAACGACTTCCTCTATAACAGCTTCTTCTTTCGTGGGTACACAGTCACCGTCACAACCACCGGGGCCGTAATCTAATGGTGGTTTACCACATACTGGACAAGTTTTCATATTTATTCTTCCTCGTTTTTTTCTTCGTGGGCATGTTCCCCATTACGGAAAGTACCCTTTCTAGTCTGTTCTATTTGACTGTTCTGTTGAGCAGTCCATAATTCTAATACCTTATATATAATAACAAGCGCAGGTGAACCTATAATCAATAAGACTGATTTATAAGACTCTATATCTGCTACTATTTCTGGATGGTTAAAAGCCATTGTTACCAAAAATATAGATAAACCTACCCAAGCCATAACAACTGGGGCTGCTACTATTACCATCATAAAGTTAGCAAAATTACCATCTGGGTTCATCGCGTCTTTCTTGTGGTTACTCATCTTTTTCACCTTCTAACCATTCCTCTAATGTTGATTTTTTCATCATAGTTTTCACATCGTCAATGTCAGATATAATTTTAGATAACATATTTGTTAGCACTACCATATCTGCAGCTTTCATCGCGCTTATGCTTCCTCCTCCGGTGCTTCCACTCTTATCATAGGAATATCAAACTGCTGTTGGAAGTAATATTCTTCATCTACATCGTCCCATACGAGTAATGCTACCCACATCGACCATGTACCTTCTGTCTCATTGAGTTCCTCGAAAGTGAAATTAAACCAGTGATAGTCCCAATCTACACCATTAACTGTAAAATATAAATCAGTCCAATTATAGTCGCCTGATTCTTCGTGCCATACATCTACATACACCAACACAGAAGTACTATAATCAAAACAATCCGTATCTATATCTGTTAAAACGGATATACCATCTGCATCTGGGTCTACCCAGAACACAGACATATTATCTGTCTCTTCGTTATACCAACCGGGATAAAAGTGTACAGAGGTGTGGTTACCATGTTCTTCTTCATATTCATCTTCGTAATCACATGAACCATCATCTTCCGTAGCTTTATCATCATAATTATTAGCATCTATGTCTGTACAACCATAAATAGCAGCTGTTTCGTTGCCATTACCATTTGTACCATTAGGGTTGTCATTTATAACTACACAACGTCCATCGTCGTGTGTAGCATTTTCCTGAAAATTCTCAGCTTCGGGATTAGTACATCCATAAAC